GTCGGATGCAATGCCTCGCGCGCACGTTCCAACAACCAACAACCAACAACCAGCAACCAATCTACTCTTGCTCGCACCTCACGGTGCTGAGCCGACGGCCGAGGATCCCGAAGGCTCCGCCACAGCCACCCCAGAAGGTTCTGGCGAAAAAAAGAAAAGGGGGGCGGTGGTGGAAGACTTGGCCTGGGCACCGGACACGGGCTGGACGGGGTTCACGGACACGCTCATGGATGAGCTGGCGGGCGCTTACCCGGCCTGCGACATCCGGCGGCAGATGCTCGCCATGGAGCAGTGGCTGAAGGCCAACAAGGCCAAGGCCCGCAAGAGCAACTGGCGGAAGTTCGTCACCAACTGGCTCGCCAAGGAGCAGGATCGCGGTGGTGATCTGCGCGGCAAGACACCTTTCCAAGCCTTTTCGGATAGCTTTGGCGCGAAAAAAGAAGCGCCGCCGCTCACGGTGGAGATGCCACCGGACGGCTACGAGCAGGCCATGACCGCTCTTTGGGGCGATGGCTGGGAGGGCACCGTGCCCGGCTGGCCGCAAATGGTCGCCAGTGACAAGGCGCAGATCCGCCGCTGGCTCGCTCAGCATGGGAAGGAGGCCGCATGAGTGATCAACCTGCCAAAGACCGCGCCGTGACCACCGAGGAGCGGCTGGCCAAAATCAACCGCGCCCTTCCCTTCTCCGATGAGGCAGAGAAAGGGCTGCTGTCCTGCCTCATGCAAGATCCGGAACGCATTGCCGAAGTGCGCGCCAAGCTGCCGGCCGAGGCGTTTTACCACGCGGGCAACCGCACCTTGTTCGAGGTCATGCTGGAGATGCTGGATAAAAACCTGCCCGTCGAGCCGGTATCCCTGACGCACCGGCTGCGTGATCAGGAGAAGCTCGAGCGAGTGGGCGGCGCTGCGCACGTGAGCGAGCTTTACGATTTCACACCGATCGCCGCGCATTATCCGCATTACGTGCAGATCATGCGTGAGAAATGGGCGCTGCGGCAAACCATCCACGCCTGCGCCGAAAGCATCGACGAGTGCTTGCATCACGGCACCGAAACCAATGACGAAGACATTACGGCCGTGGTCGGTCGCGCGGAGAGCCGCGTGTTTGAATGCGTGCAGGCGCTGCAAGCCTCCGGCGAGTATTCCACCGGTCCCGTGCACGCGCGGCGCGGCGTCATTGATTGGGTTGAGCGCACGGAGCAAACCATCGCGAATCGTGGCAAGATCATGGGCCTCGAAACCGGCATCTTGGAGCTGGATCAAACCGTGCACGGCCTCGATGACGCGCAGGGTGAAATCGTCGTCATCGCGGGCCGTCCCGGCCAGGGCAAGACCGCTATGGCGACCACGCTCATCCACAACCTCGCCGTCGAGCGCAACGTGCCCGGCCTCGTGTTCTCCGCCGAAATGAGCAGCGTGCAGCTTTACGACCGCATCATTCTCGGCGGTGCCAGCATCGACACCAGCAAAGCCATCACCGGCATGTTCTCCCGCGCCGATCAGGACGCCATGCAGGGGAAGGTGCGCCAGGTGCAAACCGCGCCGTTGCTCATCTCCGACGGCTCCGCCATCTCCACCGCCGACATCCGCAGCCAGGTGCAAGTCGCCAAACGCCAGCACGGCATCCGCTGGATCGTCGTCGATCACCTGCACCTCATCAAAGCCGTCAGCAAGCGCGGCCTCAAAGACGAGCGCGAGGCGCTGGTCGAGGTCATGGAGACGCTGCAATTCGTCAAAAAGTTCTACAAGCTCACCGTGCTCCTCATGGTGCAGCTTAATCGGGAAACCGACCGCAACGCAGGCAAGCCGCCCGTGCTCGCCGATCTGAGCGGCAGCGCCGCCATTGAGTGGTATGCCGATCACGTGTGGATGCTGCATCGCGACCCGTATTTCTTCGGCTGGCACACGCTCAGCGAGGAGAAGAAGAAAGGCTGGGCCGATGCCGTCGAGCCGCGTCGCGAGCGCAACCCGCAATGCTGGAGCAGCGGCGGCAAATATGGCGAGGAAGACGGCGGCTGGCCCCGCGAGGACTACGAGCAGGACGCCAAAATCTACGTCCGCAAGAATCGCCGCGGCCCGACACCCGAGCTGCATGTGCGCTTCGAGGACTGGCGCACCTGGTTCAGCAGTCGCATGCCCAAGCTGAACAGCACCGACTGGCGCGACTGGCAATTCGGCAGCTACGCCGTGCCCAAGAAAGAACCCCGCAGCAAACCCTCCGGCAAATCCAAACGCACCGACGACGGCTGGGACGCCGATTTCAAAGATTGATTCACCCACAACCCACACACCGACACACACCATGACTGCCTCCGAAATCCAACACCGATTCACCGATCTCCTCGTCGAGCATTTGAAATGCCGCGCGGATGATGTGGTGGCAGATGCCATGCTCAACGATTTAGGCGCAGACTCGCTCGATAAAGTCGAAATCGTCATGTTTTGCGAGAGCGAATTTGGAATCGACATCTCAGACAACGCTGCTGCCAAAATGGAGACGGTGCTTGATTTCGTGAAGCACATCCACGCCGAGCTTAATCCCGCGCCGCCTCCTGTTCAGAAGTAACACGCCAAACAGCACACCGACACACACCATGCCCAACAAACTCAATGCCTACATCGACCTTGCCAAGCTGCAAGGTGCCTATCGTCTGCGCCTCAAAGGCAAAGACTGCATCGTGATCAACCTCGACGAAGCACGCGCCAAGCCTTCGCCCAAAAATGCGGAGCGGGTTTATCTCTCGCTTTCACTGGTGCCGAATCGCGATGGCAAAGACGATTTTGGAAACACCCACTGGATCTGCGAGCCCACAACAAAAGACGAACGCGAAAGCGCCAATCCGCCCAAGTTTCCGATTCTCGGCAATGCCCGCGAATATGACGACCACGGCGGCGGCCAGCGCACCGCCCGCCCCGCCGCAGGCTCGCCCGTGACCAGCGGCAGCGATGCGCCCATGACCGACGGCATGGAAGACGATGACATTCCGTTTTGAACCGTGAGGGAAATGCACGCCAAACGACCAGGATCAGGCAACCCTGGGGCATAACCACGAAAGACACTCACCAGCCTCAAATACATGACCGAAGAAACCGACTCTCAAACTCCGACAAACCGACCCACTGGGTTGCCTGCATCCGCTGGTTCTGCTTTCGTGGTCAAGCAGTTTGTTGAATGTCCAAACTGCGGCAAACTCTGGCTTTACGACGGTCACGCTGCTGATGTGTGCTGCGGCGGATGCAGCCACAACTTTTATGTGCCACCGGACGCAATGACTCGCCGCTTGCACGAATGCGAATCTGTCTTGCGCTCAGTGGTGAAAAACGTGCCAATCATGGCAGCGGGCTTTGGAGGCACCTTGCTGCACTCGAAGTGCGTCGCGCTAGTCGGTGAGCAGAACCGTCGAAAATCAGGCGACGGCGAGCGCCAAGCCTGATTTGCACGACAGATGATCTTCGAGCCGCGGCCTGCATTTTCTTTGTTCAGCATCAAAGTCCAAACATCAACCTTATCACATTATGACCCCCGAAAACTTTTGTTATTGGCTGCAAGGTTTGTTTGAGGTGCAAAACCCCCGAGCACTGACCGAAGCACAAACCGCCGTGGTGAAGGAACACCTTCAAACGGTATTCAATAAACGCACAAAGAAGACCGTCGAGCGCACTGAATCGCTCCCGGCTCAGTCGCCTCCAACGCGGGGTGGCCGCATATGCTGAACGGTAATTATCCCAACCGCCATTCCGCATAATACCCGCAAAACCGGAAACATCCCCATCACCCCATGATCTCACCCGACACCCAGCTTGTCATTGAGGCCCTGCATGCAGGGCAAGAGGCGCATCCGGTGATTGAGCCGTTGGCGCTGGATGAGTTGCTGGTGCTGGGCGAGGAAGGCGCGGCGGAGGCGGTGGCGGCGCGGGCGGATGCGATCCGCGAGATGGCGGAGCAACCGCTGGATCAGGGCTGGGTGCCGCAGGATTGGTGGCTGTTCCTGCTGGAGCTGTGCCGGAAGCGTCTGGAGCATCCAGGGCGCGTTCTGGAGGTGCTGGTGAGCGGCGGGATTCGTGCGGGCAAAACGCATGTGGCGGCCTCGCTGGCGGTGCAGCATTGGAAGCATGCGCAGAAAGCCACGGTGTTCTGCATGAGCCGTCGCGAGGAGGACTCGCAAAACCTTCAGCAGAAGCCCATTGAGTCGTTCCTGCCGCCCGAGGCGCTGGGCGGTGCGGCGGGCAAGATCAAGCAGGATAAGCACCAGAAGGCGAAGTTCAGCGGCGGCAAGTTCACCGACAACCAGTTCAGCCGCTACCTCATCGTCACCGGGGCCAATGGCGAGCGCTACACTGGCGGCGGCATGGTGCAGTTTCGTTTCTTCACGCAAGAGCTGGAGAGCTTTCGCGGCTACGCGCTCACGTTTGTGTGGTCCGATGAAGGCATTCCCGTCGATCACGTCAAAGCGCTGAAGGATCGTCTCGCCTCGCGAGCCATCGAAACGCAGCGCGATGAGCACCGGAAGCAAATGCTGGCGCTGCAAAGTTACCTCATGCCTCTCGCGGACGGCGTGCCCGGTGCCAAGCGTCCGCATGGCGAGCTGCTGGGGGCGCTCATGCACGGCGTGCATCTCATCACTTACACGCCCGAGGAAGGCTTCACGCCGACGGTGCGCTACTTCATGCAGGGCGCGGTGAAGCCCGACAAGTTCAAGGTCATTGCCCCCGAGTTGGCGGCGAAGGGCGGCTGCAAAGATCCGCGTGTGCCCAAGATCGCGTATCCGTTGGAGCCGACGCGGTTGGTTTGTTACCTCCACACCGCCGCGAACAAATACGTCAACGTCTATCCCCAGCTCTCCAAGGACTACGCTGGAGCCGATGAGAAGACCATCCGCATCAAGCTCTACGGCGACGCCGAGGCGGCGAGCCGCAGCGAGTTCGAGGCCGTGTGGAAGCCGGAGCAGCACCTGTGCGACTGGAAGGATCTGCCTCGCGATGGCACGCTCTACGAAATTATCGACGGCGCGGAGGCGAAGCCCTTCTTCATCGGCTGGTTCATTGTCGATCCCATGGGCCGGTTCTGGCAGGCACAGGAATGGCCGTGTGAAAGCATCGCCATCGACGACATGATGCCCGGCCCGTGGGCCGTGATGTCCGAAAAGGACCGCATGAATGGCGACGAAGGCCCGGCGCAAAAGCTGCGTCTCGGCTGGAACTTCGAGCAGTATGCCGAGCTGGTGTGGCAGATGCGGCATCGCCTGCTGGAGAAGATGAAGGAAACCGGCGGCGAGTGGCAGGGCCGCACCGTGCAGCATCCCGTGAAAAGCGGCGATGCCATCCTGTGTGCCGAGCCGTTCGAGACGTATGGCGACCCTCGCTGGAGCCAGTGGAAGAGCGGAGCCACCGGCGCGACGATCCAGCAGGAGTTCTACGATCTGCCCAATGGCTTCACCATCCTCGTGCCCGAGGGCGTGCGCGTGCAGGAAGGCCTGGCGCTCGTGCGCGATGCCTTTGCCACCACCATCCTCATGCAGCCCAAAGCCCGCGTGAACCGCGAATGCACCAACACCATTTTTGGTTTGCAGAATTTCACGATCCCCGACTACGCCGAGCAGACCAAACGCAAAGACGAAGCCTGCAAAGACCCCGTGGACGTGTGGCGCTACTTCTGCCTCGCCGGGCCGGAGCATGTGCCGCCTGCGGGTTTGGAGATCGTCAGGGGCGGGAGTTATTGAGACAATCAGACAAGGAGACAATCAGACTATGAGCGACACGCCAACAACACCAACATCCGACTACGGCGAGCCGTGGAAAGTCGGTCGCATTGATCGCCCAATGGAAGACCGCCATGGGCACGATCCACTGATGCTGCACCGCACCGCCGCCGCCATGATCGCTTACCGCAATTCCACCTCGACAAAGCCATGACCACCACCCCAAAACCCACCGCTGCCGCCAAAGCGCCAAGCAAGCCCGCGTTGAAAACCTTGATCACCTGGGCGGAGGTGATGGCGCATGCGCGGCGGGCTCGGATTGGCGAGCACACGGCGCGGAAGATCATCTGCCGGCAGGACAGCCCGGCTAGAATCCTCTTGCCAACCATGACGGCTTACCGCTATGATGAGGCCGTTGTGCTGCGGGAGTTTGGGCTGCTTTGATCCATTCCTGCCCGCACGGCCATGCTCACTTCCGACCTCGAAACCGGCGAAACCTACGTCGTCGCCTCCGATGAAACGCTCGATCCCACCTGGGTGATCGACGAGATGACGCTCTCGCTCACCGATCTCGGGCCGTGGATTCAGGACATGCAGGACCATGAGCGCACCGCGCTGGCTGTTTGGGCCGGGCAGTCGCAGGATGGGCGCAAGCATGCCGCGAACTACGGCAAGAAAGTGTTCCCCTTCGAGGGCTCCGCCGATTCCCGCGTGCATCTGGCAGGCGAAGCCATCGACCAGCTCACCATGCTGGAGATGTTGGCGATCGAGAGCGCCAAGGTGCAGGTCATTGCCATGGAGGCCAGTGATGCGGCCGCGTCCAAGAAGGTCGAGACGCTGATGAAATACGAGACGCGGCAACGCCTGCGGGCCGAGCTGTGGCGCGAGCGCAATTTCGCCCGGCAGATCAAGCACACCTGGGGCCATGCCGTGATGCACGTCGGCTGGGAGCAGCGCATGGGAACGGCACAGGTCACGCTGAGCGTCGAGGATCTGGTGCAAGATCACACGCAGGCCAAGCTCGCCGAGGCTCGGCTGCAAGCCGCCGAGGCGGGCATGCAGCCCATCGACGCCGATGGCGAACTGCTCACACCCGAGCAGCAGCTCGCCATCGCCGATGCCGCCGAGGCCGAGCTCAACGACTTGCTGCGGGCTGATGATGTCGCGCCCATCGTCGCCATGATTCGCCGCCGTTATCCGCTGCTTTCACCCGTGCGGGCGCGGCGTGTGGCGCGTGAACTGCGCACCGAGGACAGCGTGACGTTCACGGCACCCTATCGCAAGCCCGGCAAACCCTGCGTCCGCGCCTACCTGCCCGGCATTGACGTGTTTTATCCGCACTGGTGCGGACAGGTGGACCGCGCCCCGTGGGTGGGGCACGTCGAGCAATACACCGAGCCTGAGATCAAAGCCAAGATCAAGACTGATGGCTGGAACGAGGAGGCTATCAACGCGCTTATTAAGATGGGGCCGAAGCCCGTCGTCGATACCTCCGCCGTGCTTAATACCACCGCCGCCAGTGTCGAGCGCATTCTGAACGAGCCTGCCCGCGATACCTTTACCGCCCGCTATCGCAACCGCGAACAGACCTGGTATGAGGTGCTGCGCATCACCGTGCAAACCGTCGATGAGGAAGGTTATCCCGCCGTGCAGGAGCTGATCCTGCACCCATCCCTTGTTGGAAAAGATCGCCGCAAGGCGGACAAGGAACTGGTGTTTGTGAACCGCTTGCTGGATTACTACTTCGACGGCGGTTGCTATGTTGATCTGCGGCGCGAATACAAAGCGCGGCCGTTGTTCGAGAGCCGTGGGGTGCCGGAGATGGTGGGCACGCATCAATACCTGCTGAAGAGCACGCGTGATGCCAGCATGGACCGCACGAGCTTTGCCACCATGCCCATCGTCAAGGTTACGGGCCGCCGTGCCGGCAGTGGTGCCCGCTGGGACTACGAGCCCGGCACGAAGCTGCCCGTCGAGTCCGGCGGCGATGCCGACTACATGCGCCCGCCGCCCTTGGATCAAGGCACCATCCTCGATGCCAACGAGATCCGCAAAGACGTGGCCAATCTGCTCGGCCTGCATCACCGCGAGATCGACGTGGCGAAGGTGCAGATGCACCAGCAATGGATTGTGGCCGGGGCGCTCATGGAGGAGCGCGAAATCCTGCGCCGCATCCTGGCGCTCGATCAGCAGTTCATGGACCCGCTCTATGTCAGCCGCGTGCTCGGCAATGGTCCGCAGCCTTTCCAAGTCACCCGCGAGGAGATCGCAGGCAGCTTTGATTTCGTGCTTGAGTTCGATGTGAAGAGCCTGGACATGGAGTATCTGCAAAAGCGCTGGAGCGCTTTGAAGGACGCTTTCA